GTATCAATCTGATCTCTTAACTGTTTACCAGCTGCACACAGCCAGGGCTGTTTACTCATCCTCAGTTACAATCGGGGTGGATTGTGCCGCTATCATTTCGTCATAGGTTGATTTAAGCATTGAGGTAAATTCCCCATTGCCTCGGTCAATAATGGCGTGTTCTACGCCTTCAACTTCAATAAATGTTATGTTATTCATTATCATCTCCTATAGTTCCGCACTAAAACCAACATAAGCGGAACTTGAATTGTTCGCTGACAAAGCAGCCCACCTTGCCGATGTTGCTGTTGTTGTTGTTACGTTATTGTAACCACTTAAAATGCCCCACTCGGCTAATGTAATAGCAGAAACTGTATAAGCATTGTTATCGCTATTAACAGTTCTAAGTGTTGAATAATCAACCGCCGTAGGTGGAACTCTCATTGCAACAGGTAATGTATGAATTGATAAATAATTTGTTGTATTATTGTAAAAACCACCTTGATTTAAAAACGTATAATTACTTGCTCCTGCTGTATAGCGAACATAATACCTTTGACAAGCGGCTAACTCGCCTTGGATTGTGCCACCTGCACGGCTAAAAACTGTAGCCGTTGAACCTAATTCTAGTTGAACTCCAGTTATTTCATAATAATCATTTGTGCTTGCAGTACCGCTTGGAGTGTAAGAAAAGTAAACAGCAAGTTCTGTCGCTGTTGTTGCAACTGTTCCACTAATGGTAAAGCGTTGCCAGGTTGATGTTAATGTAACATTGGAAGTAGCAACTGTTGCTGTTCCTGTATAAGCAGTAATAACATTTTGGTCTGTGCCTGTACCACTTACTAAAAATGCACCAAGTAAATCAGACGCACCTGAAAAGTTAGCACCCTTTCTTGCGTAAAAGGATAAAGTTACGCTTTTTCCAACATATTCAAAAGAGTTTGTTGTTTCTAAACTTTGCGCAAAATAGTTTGCACCTGTTCCTGTTTGCCCTGAATTGCGTTGCACTCTTGCGCAGTATTGAATAGATGGCAAATTTGTTGTGTCGTTTGTAGATTGGCGAGATACTGTAGATGCGGCAGATGCACCTGTTGAAAATACCCAACGGTCTGCCGTGTATGGCGCAGTAGATGCTGATACTGAAATAGATGTTCCGCGTTGCCAAATATCTAAGCCGCCATTAATCACACCATTTTTACCTGCTGCATCTAATGGTTTGTAATTAAGTCCAGTGGCTGCGGCACTATCCGCGACAAGTGTGTCGCCATTAGATCCTACTGCTAGTCTTGCTGGTACATCTGCACCTGTTGCAGTTATTAAATCACCTTTAGCATCAACAATAGTATTTTGAATAGCATTAGGATCATCGGATGCAACCCAGTTAGCACCATCATAAACTTCTACCGCGTTTGTGTCTTTTAGATAAGACAACATTCCCTCAGCTACAACACCAGATAAGGCTGTAGTACGAGCTGCTGCATCGGCAAACACCATTACAGTCTGTTGCATTAAATAAGTGTTTACATCGCTAGCTGTTAAAACATCGCCAGTAGCGAATAACTTATACCCAGCACCTGCCATTTGAACTCCTTAGTAACTTAGGACATTATAGCCCAAAGTACCATAAATGCTATTATTTAGGATAAATGCATCTATAACGGGCTCTAGTGTCGTGAACGTAGTTTTCCAACTATTCGGGGTTATTGCCATCCGTACCCCAAAAATCTGTAAAGTTTTATCTATGGTCGATCCGCCAGGCTGAGTAGTAATTACTTCAATAGGATCAAAGAAATCTAAATCTAAGGCTGCCAGTATGCCTGAGTTGTAATTAGGCGTGTATAGGTCTAGGACTATGGCATCGCATCTAATAGAGGTTTCCTGCCTACTAGCTACATAAGCCAAGGCATAATCTAAAGCTACTGCATCGGTTTGCATTAAAAGATTATTTAAGAAGTAACTGTGTAAAAAATACTTGTCTATGCTGGCTTGATTTAGGGCTACCTGTGGCGATCCGCCTAGCCTAGTAATTGTGGCTTTGTTAAATACTAAAACGTCATTAAGTGTCCAGGTAGCATCAAAGTAATCTATGCCTGTGCCATCATCTGCAAAGACTGTAGGTGTGCCACCAATAGATCCAGCGGTAACGCCTCGATCTTGAAATACAAAGTTATTATCGGCATCTACATAGATAGCCCCATACTCGGATTCCGTTGCAATTTGTAGAGCTTGTAATGCTGTGCGGTTAGTGCCTGGGTCTGCCTGTAGTGTAGTTAAGCCTGCATCAATATCACGTTGAGATACTGGCCAGTCAATTTCATCTAGTATTTGATTTATGCGAGTACCTGATAGATCGCCAGCCGTTGCACCTGTAACAGTGCTAATCTGTGCTAACTGGGCTAATCTAAAAGCATCTACAGCTTGTATGGTAGTTATGGCTACCTCATCAAAACTTGAGTTATCTGGGTAGGTTGTAACGTAGCTTGTGATAAATCCTGAAAATATAGGATAAGTAATACCGCTATATGTAGCAGTTATCTGTACCTTTTTCATAGGTGTTAGTAATGTAAAATATGGGCTAGATGGATTCTGTGGGTTAAAATCACCATTTTGATCTACGATGCGTAATGTAAGTGATCCTGTTTGGAATTGATCGCTAAGAGCGGTACGGCCTCGATTAGTTTCTATGCGGTTAATTTGATTTGATACATCTACAATTACAGCTACAGAGTCTGACAATATGTTTACATCTAATTCGCCTGATCCCAAAATCATAGCCTGGGCAAAACTAGGGCCAGTCGAGAAATTTATAAAAGCATTTACTACAGGTACTGTCATACTGCCAAGCTTCCATTTGCAGAAGTGCTATAACCGCTACGATCTGCTATTTGAATACTCTCGGCTATAAATTGAGCAAACCTATCGCCTGATTGTGCGGTGTCTACAGTTATGCGTATGTCTTGCGCTGTTGCCCTCATGCCTGATAATGGATCGTATCTAAAGCCTGTGTTTGATAAATCTTGCGGAGTAATAGTTAGGCTTGATAATGGATCATAAGGTGTCATTGGGCCAGTCAAACCCCTACCCCTGGCTATTGCATCTGCTTGCGCTTGATACCTAGCAGACATGCCAGCCAGCGCCATAGACTCTCCAAGTGTCAAACCTAAAGCCGTAAATTGATCTATCAAAGTTTTAATCATTTGATCGTATTTATCTGGATGGCTAGATAATGCTTCTGCAGCTTTATTCGCTGCATCGGCTAATTTCTTTAATGCATCTGCAGCTTCCATCTCAGCCAATAATTTCTTAGCTAAAGCTTCATTTTGATCTAGTATGGCTAGCTGTGCTCTTAAACGTAGTTTAGTTTCATCGTCTGTGGCCACATTAAGCGCCTGTGTTAGACCTATGCGCTCTAGGTCAAATTTCTTTTCTAATTCTTTTAAGTTTTTATTCTCTATATTATTCTTTTGATTAATAATGTCATATTCTCTTTTGCGTGCTTTCTCTAAGAGTTTAGAAATCATTAACTCTTTACTTAATTGCCTGGTACCGCCAAGCTGTGAACTGCCTTTGCCAAAATCTTTTGTTGCTAAACCTGCTGCGGCACTACCGCCAACAATAGTAAATGCAGCTGCAACGGCTTTGGAGTTTTTACTTAATATCGCAAGGGCTAATAAACCTGCCTTAAAGCTTGGATTATTTACTAAATCATTAAATCCACGAACTAATTTAGCCAGTTCTTTAATAGCAAACGCTATGTTATCGCCTAAGTTTTCAAAATTATCTGCAAGGTTTTCTATAGATTTATCTTTACTAAGAATTACTAAAGCATCTACTATGCCTTCTCCAATAGCCTTTGTAGCTTCATCGGCACTCTTTTTAAGCATATCCATCTTGCCTGCATAAGTACCTAACCTGGCGGATGCTTGACCTGAGAATCTTCTTTCAAGCTCTTCCATAATCTTATTCATGTCACCACTAGCAAGGATATTTTCGTCTATGCCTGTATTAAGTCCTCTTAATGCTTTAGTCTGACCTCTTACACCTGCGGATATTGCACCTACTACAGTTGCCAGGCTTTGTCCAGTACCAGCACTTATATCTAAAGCAGCTTCTAAAGATCTTTGTGCTAAATCAACTGAGCCAGTAACGTTTAATAATGTTTGAAATGGCCCACGTAGATCTGTAAGTATTGCGTAAGTTTTTTCTAAATTCTTAATATAATCTTCTACTTCGGTAGCCCTAAATGCGTTGCCAGTATTTTCTAATTGCAACTGTAATGATTTAGCCGCTGCCTGATCTTCGGCAAATGCTTTAACTGCCTTTTTACTAAACGCAACAATAGCGGTAGCACTAAAGGTAAAACCTAAGGTACGTGCTAAACTTTTTAACTGCTTATCAAATACGTTTACATCTTGCTTGGCTTTTTTAAGCGCCTTACCATTCCAGGTAGCGAGTGCGGATACGACTACATTGGCCACTATGCCACCTTCTTTAATTCTGTTGTATCGTTAAAATAATCAGCTGTTGCAGTAATGGCTTTAAGAATAGAATCGTAAATCTTAGGGCTATCTTTAGCCCAAGCCTTATAGATCAAGCGGCCTTTAGTTTTAGCCCCACCACTTCTAACGTCTTTAATCTTTGGCTGTGATGTAAGGGCTGGCATATCTGTAACGAACTGATACCCAGCAAATGGGTTATTAGAATTATATGATGATGTAGACCTACTTCTACTTTTAGCACTACCAGATTTCTTAAATGCTAATGTGCCACCACCAGGATTAATAGATGTAAATGGCGCTCTACCTTGTGGGTTTAATCGGCCTGCGGTTTCATAAATACGACCAGCTGCGTTAATGTTGTAGACATAATTTTCTACTTGAAAACCATTTTTGAATCTTCTATTTTGGCCTTCTTTGTAACCTATGCCACCACGCACGCTATCAGCATTGTATTTTGGGAATGGTCTGTAATCTATCTGTGAAGATACTGGCTTAGACCAGCCAGATAGTACTTCTGCATTACTGGGCACATACCCTTTAGCAGTAGCTTCTACCTGGCGCATTTGTGGATCTAATACTTTTTTAATTCTGTTATACATATCCTCATCAATAAAGCTAAGGCCTTTCATGACCTCTTTAACGCCTACGACCTCTGTTGGCATTTTTAATCTCCTTAGCTCTATCGGATAATACTTGTACTATTGCCCGATACATTTCTGAGTCCATATTGATAAACTCGCTAGGCGGTATTCCAGTTTCGATAGCAAGTTGAGCAATACTATAGAAAACAGAACTCCGCTCTACTATTTTTTTTCTTCGTCTAATACCTCGACAGTTTCTAGGCTGTCTATAAACTCTGCATTAAATAAAGGTACTTGTGCGCCAGATCTGCGTAAGCACTCCCAAGCAAGGTAAAATATGTGGGTTTGCTGTTCATGCTCACGCAACATCTTAGAAATTCCTGCGCCATACTTCAACTCGAAAGCGTATTCGACACCTGGTGTTATCTTGTGCTCTGTGACTTCACCAGTAGCCCTAGTAATCTTTAGCTTTGCCATTATTACTCCTTAATTAGAACGGAACTGAAGACGATACTGTTACTGCGGAGTTTAGCGTAAAGGTAACGCTGCTACTTGCAATTTCTGAGACGCCACCAGTACCCAGTGGGGTAAGGTTGTTGACCAAGATTGAAAATTGATAAGTAGGGTTAGCAGCTGAAACTGTAGTTCCCTTAACTGTAATTACTGATACAGATAAAGTCTGACCAAATGCAGCATTTAAGGTTTGCATTACATCGGCAGAATCCCAGTCGTTGAGAAAGTCGATGGTAAATGAACCAGATGACAGGCCCTGCACGAAGCGATGTGCGGAATCTGACATTGTTGTGATTTCTAGTTCGTCTACAATTTGATTGATAACAGCGCTTGTAACAAGATCGCTAATATCGACAGATGGTGTAGTAGGCGCAGCGGCAGTAGCCAATTTAACGCCTACTTTGTTATTTAGATATATGGCCATTGTTATTCCTCTTCTTTCTTAGGTTGTGCTTTTTCTTTTGGTGCTTCTTTTATTTGGCCTGTCTTAATTAAGAAGGCTAAATCATTTGCTTCACTCATTTTAACTCCAGCTCGTTAGGATTGATACTGTTATTTCAGACACCAATAAATCGCCACTTTGAGCGCTTACGATTGCTGGAGCCGAAATGCTTGATATGTTAAGTGTTAGGGCTGACGCTTCTAACTTTTTTACTACGGCTACTATGTAATCTTCCATACCAGCCAAGTTACCCTGGTTATCTAACGCAGGTTTAGTAATTAAAATTCTAAAGTTTGCTAAAGGTAATACTGTTACATGATCGTTATTGCTTGGTACGATGTAAGGATCGCCAGGGGTGATTGCTACTGCATTGGCAAGTAATGTAGCTGGTGGAAATGCAAAGACTGACCACACGCCAGCATTAGTAAGATCTGTGGCTAGTGTGCTACGTAGTGTGGTAATCGCAGCTGGCATATTAACCTACCAGTGATGCTGGACTTGAATACGGCTGGATGAGGCCACGCACTCGGTTAATCAGCTGATAACCCATCCGATAAGGGCTAGCACTGACCCCATCCATGCCTACCCCACCAGTCTGGCTCACTTGTCTTGCTTGCCAGATGTCCACTGCAATTATCATCGCAGCTTCTCGTATTGCAGGGGTGCTCGCATAAGATTGGGTCTTGTGTTCTGGGCCTCTTGCGTTGCCATAAGGGACTACTTTGTGAAATTTTTGATCTGCAGCTGTTACTGCAAATTGTACAAATGAATAACCATTAGGATAATTTACATTACCCCAGTTGTACATAAATAATGGGATAACGCTTGTAGTGCCTGTGCTTGGCGGAATAGTGCCAGTAATTGTGTGAGTACCATTAAATGGTGTGCCACAGGCGGTTACAGTAATTTGCTGAGTTGCTACAAATGCGTTTGGATTAGCCAGCATTAATGTTGCTACATTGTCTTGGACTGCTGTGCCAACTACTGGGGCATCATTATGCCATAAATATTCACCGATTAAGTCTTCTGCGGTTTGACAAACTTCTTCTACTGTTGCATCGGAGTAGAGTGAACCAATACCAAGATTTGCCCTTAACTCGGCTGTTGTAACAAACGTTGCTGGCATCTCTACTCCTTTGCTAATAGCTCTGTGGGGCTAGGGCTACTAAACCCCACAGATTACTGATTTGATTTAATTAAGGTGTTGCTGCGAACTTGATGATTCCGTAAGGCATTTTGGCGATTGTTGCCATAAAGCCATAAATTGCTACCTGTACTTGTAGGTTTGATACTACGTTTACTGACATGTAAGCCTGTGGGCTGCGATATACAGTAAATGCCTCTGGTGCAATAATTACAGCTGAGTTATCATCAAATGCAGTCTGTGAGAAGTTCTTGTCTACGTATAGATCAAGTCCTAATACATTTCCACGAATTGAAGAAGGTCGTACATCTCCGCCTGCGTTCATTGGCTGAATTGCGTTGTAAATTGGTCGACCTGTGTTATCAAGTGCGCCCATCAAAGCTTGCCATTGTGCTGGGTTGCCGATGTAGTTCTGTGCAAAGTAGCCAGTGTTCTTGTAAACAGCTGCTGCTGCTTGTGCTGTATAAGCAACGATTCCATCGCTATCTGCTGATACTGCTGATGCTGATGTTCCTGCGGCTAACAATGCTGTTAGTGCGGCAGTGTCAATAGTTGTCAAATAAGCATTTTGTAATTGCTGTGTTAACTCTGCATAGAAGTTTGGATCAGATCTTTCTAAAAGCTCTATGCTGAGCGTGTTCATGCCACTGAACTTTTGGACTGTTCCGCTAAGATAAGCAGTTTCCATGCCAGTATTTTGTACTGCGCCAGCCTCTGCCTCAACAGTTACAACTGGTGCTACACCTGTGCCACCACCTGCGGTAGTTACCAAAGATGGTACGTTAATTGTCATACCTGATGCTGGCAGTGTGCCTTGTGAACATGCATCGATTGTTGGTGTGCCAAAACGTGTGTTTGTTACAAACTCAGTTAGATATTGAGTTGGGTTGAATGCTGGGTTAGTTGAAAATGAGTCATCTGCTGCAGCAATATAAAGCTTAGATTCATCGCTACCTAGTGCAGCTTTGATCTTGTGCTCTGTGTACTTCGCCATTGAGTTAATTGGTGAACGTACTGAAGTTGTAATAAGTGGTGCTGTAATTGTAGGGCGTGCAGCTTCTACTGTAGGAGTAGCAGCCTCTGCCTTTGCTTCTTGTGGCGCTGTTGCTAAATCTTCCACAGGAGCCTCGCTTTCTTTAGTTTCGATTGGTGTCTCTGCTTCGTTTTCACTAGCAGCAACTTTAGTTACTTGCGCAGCTGTAAACGCTGGGCTTTCTACCAGGCTAACCTCTCTTAGTGTTGCGCTGGTTACATATAAATACTCTTTTTTCTGTACGGACTTATTTACATCTACACCGACTGACAAACCATCGATTAATTGCTCACCAGCAAGGATTAAAGCATCTTGACCTTGCATAGATGCGCTGATCTTAAATGATGCGTAGATTCCGTCTTGCTCTTCGTTAAATTTTTGCATGCGACCTATTGGGCGTTCTGGTGAATGTTGCATAAGCATCTTGACCTTGCCAGGATCACCGATGTCGATTGAGCCTTTAGCAAATACGACCTTACCTACGGAAGTATTGCCTACCTCTTCGAAAGGTACGATCTTGCCAGCGATAACTCTGCGCTCTGTATCGGCAGCTTCTATGTGGCTACTGAATGTAAGTTTCATTATCTTCTTCTCTTCCGTTAGGTGTCATTTGTTCCATTTCTTTAGCTTCTTC